TTGGTTTCTGCTTCACCGCCGTCGGGCGAGATCACAGAAGGACCAGCTTGGATGTAATAACCAAGCACACCAGAGGAACCTTCGTAACCGACGTGGAAGTCAGTAGAGGTACCAGAGTAGTCAGAACCAGTAAAGCCAGAGTTAGCTTCAACGTTCACGTAAGGACCAGCCAGAGCAGGGGCAGCGGCGATCAGGGTTGCGGGGAGGATAGCGAGAAATTTCATTTGAGTGTTACTTTTTTTTAGCAGTTTTAGCGGAGCGTTTAAATTGTGCAGCCGTGGGTGCTCCTTTGGACCCAGGCTTCCTCATTTTTTCTCCACTGCCAGCAGCGATACGTTTACGCTTGGCGTGGATGTTGGCGTATAGACCAGGTTTTTGCTTAGGCATTTAACATTTCCATTTGCGTAGGGCAAGAGCCTTACGGGTGGGTCGGCCTTTGCTGTCTTTCATCGGTCCTTTTACACCAGACATTCTAGCACAGAAGGACCGCTTACGTGGACCACCTTCAGGCTGAGGAGCCTTGAGGTTCGATCCCGTTTCACGGTTGTATTTTGCACGACCGGCAGCAGTCAAGCCGCCGGTACGTGATTTGTGTTTACCAATCTTTAGGCTGACGTTACTTTTTTTTGCCGCCATTTTTCTTGCCACCTTTCTTGACGGGTTTACCGTAGGTGCCAGGTCCGTAAGGCATTACCAGATACCAGGAATGATTTGTCCAGTGAAAGCATAGGAGCCGAAGGCTGCCATGATGCCCAGCATAGCCAGGCGACCGTTCAGTTTTTCAGCACGCTCATTGTGAGGCACGCCGTAGGGATGATCAGTCATAATGATGGGTGGTTCTTTTGCGTAAATGTTGGTACGTCCACCGTCTTCAACAACAGTAGACATCAGAAGTTAATGTTAGAGTTTGCAAGTTTGTCCATGACTTCCTGACGATAAGCAGGGTCACGGTCATAACGAGGATCGTTCATGTCTCGAACAACCTCCGCTTGACTACGGTAACCGTTGACAGACTGTGCAGGTTTACCTTGTAGCATGTTGTTTTCGTAGCCCACGGAATCATTGTATTGAGATTGAAGACCTCGCAGAGCAAGGTTGATAGCAGCCACGTTACCAGTATCGATAACGTTGTCAAAAGCTTGAACAGTATCTGCATCGAGATTGTCTGCAGCCCACTGTGTCATCTGTTGATACTGCTGTTGACCACCAACACTGTTGTAGATTTGATTGACCTCTTGATCAGTCATCTCACGTCCAACAGGTTGCTGTGGTTCTAGTTGAGATTGATACCTAAAGTAAGCATCGACCAGATCTTTAGACTCCATGGAAGAAAGTTTCTCCAGGGTCTCAGCACTGAGTTCACCGGATTCTGAGAACTCAGAGTCCAGCGTTCCAATAAACTCAACGCCTTCATCAGTTTCTGAATCGTTTGCATCCTCTTGAGCAGGTTCATCTTGAGCTTGCTCTTCAGTTTGGGTGTCTTGTGATCCCAGTTTCTTTTGCAGTTCAATGTAAGCTTGCTCTAGATCTTGAGCAGACTTGTATTTACCCGCCAGTAGTTGATTCTGCGAGTCTTCCATTGCCTGACCAATGGCAAGGGTTTCAGCATCACGTTCTTCTGCGATCTGAATTGCTTGCGGATCGTTACTAGGATCGTAAGTTAGAAGTTCGGCCATGTATTATTGGGGTGAAACTGCCTCAGCAATTAGTGCCTCAGCATTAGGATTTTTAGAAGGATCAGCGATAGGTGCTTTCAGTAGTTGAGGTGCCATCTGCATCTCTGCCATCTGCTGTTCTTGTGCGTTAGCAGCATCAGCTTCGGCTTGCCTATCTTCAACGCTCTTGACAAGGTTCAATACGTCGATACCTTGTGCAGCAGCAAGACGTTTGATTGCTTCGTCTGCGTTGATGTACTGCATCATAGCTTCAGGACCAAGGGTCTGAGCAACAGTAGTAATGAACGCAGTCAAAGACTCACGGTCTTGGCCGCGGCCGAGTGCATTGATACCTGCAACGATCGTAGGTGCCACAAGATCCTTAGGATACTTGGGCAGCTGACCGCTGCGAGACAGGACCAACAGTTTGCGGTTGAGATAAGGGACAAGGAACTCAACAGTCAGCAGGGAGAACAAGCCGCCCAGTTGTTGTTCGAGTTCAAGTTGTGTCAGCCGTACCTCTTCAGCAGTGGTCCGTTCAGACTGACGCACAGTCAAGACAAGAAACGCTTCAAGGATGCGACGCTCAAGGGTCTGCATCATCTGCAGGGCTGTTGAGAAGTCAGCAGTCTTACCGACTTGGATGACACCGATGTCTTCAGGTCGTCCTTGTACGATAGCTCCGTTGCCTGCCTGGGCGATTGTCTGTGGCTTGGTAGTAGAAGACGGACTGACCACAAAGACCACCTTAGCGGCGCTTGCAGAGCCCTCTACCATTGCCTGCGACAGAGCGTTGAGTGACTTGAGATCCCCAAGGAACTCTTCGACACGTCCACGTCCGTAGTTCTCACCGTCAACAGAGTTGAACCGGAGAACCAGCCAAGGGTTTGCATCAGCAGGTGCCTTACCATCTGTCTTCGGAATAATTTTGTCGAAGACTTCTTGGTGCCACACCCATCGATTGTTATCTAGCTTGACGTGAGTATAGATCTCTACGTCATCTCCATGAGTACCGTAGGTTTTACTGGACACAGAGTTAGTTGTGTGCAGATCCTGCAGTTCTTTTGGAAGCAGTTGTTTGTTAATAAGTTCTTTGGTTACGATCTCAATTACGTTACCATTGCCGTCACGTTCTACGACGTAGCGGTTGAGTGGATAGTGTTTGATCCCATCCTTACCCATAAACATCAGCGCATTGCCACCAACCACCAGGTGCTTGATAGCTTGGTGAACAGCGACACGATCACTTGAAGAAGCAATCGAATCCATCACCATGCGTTCCATCTTGGCAAAGCTAAGATCTAGTTCAGACCGGATCTCAGCAGGCAGTTCAGTGCCGAGCTTGTCGTCACGGATCTGCAGCTTAAAGAATGAAGTCTGAGGCGGAAGCAAAGCAAGCATCAGTTTAGATGCAAGAGTTACTACCGATTTAGATCCAACACTTTGCCAAGGTTGGCGTAGAGTTTTATGTGTAGGTCGTATCTCATCACGTTGGATAAGATACGGAAGGGTCAGTTCAGAACACTCAACTGCGATGTCAAGAAAGTGTTGCCGGTAACTACTTAGATGATCGTACCTGCTACGTGCTTTCATTAGCCTAGGTTAGTTGAAGATCCTTGTTGTTGTTGTGCAATACGCAAGCGGTCCATACCACGTGCGCCAGTGCCACGAGTCTTACGCTTCTTGCTACGGATAGTCGTAGGCTCAGCGCTCATTGTGGCAATGTTAGCTTGCATGGTCTGCTGCATTGCAGCTTCCCGTGCTTTGTTTTGTGCTTGCATTTGAGCCATGCGCTGTCGGTTCTGTTCTTCCTCACGACGCATGTTCTCTTCAAATCGACGGGCATCTTCACGTGCCCGACGTTCGGCATCACGACGTGCGCGTTCCTCGCGCTCTGCTGCAGCTCTAGCTGCGCCGCCTCCACCGCCCATAATTAAAGTTCCTCGTTTGTAATACGTGATTGAATCCAGTCCACAACACTGCGTTGACCAGCTTGATACATGATCGAATTGATCTGTGCATCGGGACCGGGATTGGTCAACGGAAATCTGTCCTCCAGTTCGTTGACCAGAGCATCCACAGTCAAGCCAAGGTTAAGCGTACTGTGGGAGGTTTGTATTTGCATGTTCAAAGAAAGCAGGCATACGAGCTGCACGGGTGGCAGACAGTTCGGGCGCTTTGCCCTCATACATTAGCCGATCACTAGAATCGAGCCAAAATTTTTTGTCCAAATATTTATCGGATGCACCAACCTTAAGAGGTTGCATCACCCAGTTGATTGTCGCCTTCCTGAGTTTGTCCAAGGAAGGTGAAATTTCCAGACCCAGTTCTTTACATACGAGCGAGTTGCAAGCGACGTGGATTTGTTCGTCACGACTAATGTCGGCTGATACCGTACGCATACCTGCGTCACCACAAAAACGAAAGAAGGGTAAAAGAACGAAGAAAATTGCACGCTCGGCAACCATTGCTTTGGTGACCGTGTGATCAGGATGCGCAATCCACGCTTTCTGTAGTGCCAGTGCCTCTTTCTCCGCCACCTCGTCAACGCCGTAAGCATTGGCGATGTAGCCCAGAGCGATGTCGTGGTTCTCTTCATCTTTGACGTTTGATTCGAGCAACTTACGAGCCGTAAGTGGAACACTTTTTTCAAGAGCATCCGTAATAAAATCACCGACTGGAAGTTCCATGTGTCGGAGTGCCAAGGCTCTGTAAATAGTTTCCTCAGCACCCTCTTTGCAGATACCAGCAGTAGTTTGCACTGGTGTCCACTTGCGCTTACGCGCCATTAGTTTATCATAAGGGTTCATTCTTGGCAGTCACAAGTAAAATCTTCATTTAGTAGGTCTGCCAGATACTCATCGACGTCTTCTTGAAGCGCTGCATAAACATCAGACTTATCTTGAGTGTCGCCCATGACTTGCAGACTGTAATAAAGGGAGGTCTGCGGAGATTGCAACCACTCTTCGATAAAGGCTTCGTCGTACGTGACGATATCACTCCAACTGTTGAAGCTATACCCGTGAAGAAGTCCCGTGCGGTCAAGCAACGTCATGATGCCATCAGCAACACGCTTGTAGTTGTCCCAACCAACTTCTGAGGCGATCTCTACGTCGCCATATTCAAATGTTTCAACACCGAAGGTGCCGCTGTCACGGTCTACCGTGCGGCTGATCGGTGGTGCAATCTCTGGTGCGCTAGTGAAGCCATCCAGATCCTTGCTCCTGTAGCTACAGGACGCAGTGGGGGCAATCGCAAATGCACGTACCATATTATTGGCACGAGCAACTTGGGCAGCACCCTCAACGCCGATGGCAAACTGCGAGACCAGCTCATAGGCTGGTGTCCGTACTACCTCACCGTTGTTGTACTGCTCCAAAGCAATACCAAACTGTTCGTAGGTTACTCCGTAGCGCCGTAGAAGGTTAGCAAGTCCGAGTAGTCCCAGCCCAACTTGTCGGTCGGTTTCTGAAGGGAGGTACTCACCGCTTTCTCCAACACCTGTTTTGCCATGGAGGCTACACAGCTCGGACATACCCTCAACAAAAGCTCGCGGGATATCATCGAACTCACAGGCACCGAGAGAGACATGCTGTAGCAAGCACGTTCCTCGTGAGGGCAGGTATACCTCCAAGCAGACATTTCCGCGGATTCGGTTTCCTTCATTGTCATACTTAACTTTGTTTAACCAGATGTCACCAGACTTAATGCCATGGAGCAGCTGTTCTTTAAATTCACACTCATCCCACCACTCAGGAGTGATGTTGATACAGCGCTTAACCCAAGGCAACTCAGACCTGGGAGTTTGAATGAACTCTAGAGCATCCTTATGCCGGAGATCGAGGTGGCACACCACAGCTCCGTTCTTGTAGACGCCGCCGCGACGCAGGATTTCATTCAGTGTTGAGTAGATTTTGGCAAAAGAGACAGGGCCTGAAGCCACAAGTCCCTTTCCATTTTCTGCACCTCGGGGTCGCAGTTCCGACAGGTGGACCGCGCAGCCTGCTCCGTATCGCAGAGCATGCGACACAAAACGCCAACTTGCTTCGATTCCATTTTGTCCCTCCATTGTGTCTTCGACAACGAAGACTGTACAAGATACGGGTAGACGAGAGGTGGGATTATCGAGCCAGGATTGAACACGTCCTGTCCGAGCAATAAGGTTAGACATTAAACTAAATCAGATAAATCAGGTGGTTGATAGTTCGGTCCTTTGAGGACTTTTCCGTCCTCGCGGTAGATCGGTTTGCCGTCGTTACCTAGCTTGGACATGTTAGATATGTGGACACGCCTGAGCGCTTGCTCGATGTCCCAATCCATGTTCTCTGCGTACTGAGCGCAGAC